GGCCGGAACGGCGCACGCAGATCGTCGAGCTCGCCTCGGGCGACGAGGAACGCAACGCCAGCTGGGCGAACAGCCGTCGGCGCTATGACGTCGCCTATGGCATCCGCCGCGCCGACGACCTGGCGGCGGTCGTAGCCTTCTTCGAGGCGCGCAACGGCCGCCTGTATGGATTCCGCTTCAAGGACTGGGCGGATTACAAGTCCTGCCTGCCGTCGACGACGCCGGGGCCGACCGACCAGGCAATCGGCGCCGGTGACGGCACGACGACCGCCTTCCAGCTGGTGAAACGCTACGCCTCGGGAAGCCAGACATGGGTGCGTACGATCACCAAGCCGGTCGCCGGTACGGTCCGCGTCGCCCTAGATGGCGCGGAGAAGCTCGTCGGCTGGTCAGTCGATACCACGACCGGCGTCGTGACCTTCGACAGCGCGCCTGCGGGCAGCGTCGCGATCACCGCGGGCTTCGAGTTCGACGTGCCGGTCCGCTTCGACACCGACGCGCTCGACGTGACGCTCGACCTCTGGAACTGCGCCGATGAAGACCTTTGACCCCGCCCTGCAGGCCCATCTCGACGAGGGCACGACCACGCTCGCCTGGTGCTGGCGGATCACACGGACGGACGGCGTCACCTTCGGCTTCACCGATCACGATCGGACGCTCGCCTTCGACGGCACCGACTTCGAGCCCGAGAGTGGGCTGACGGCCTCCGAGGTTAGGTCGGGCTCGGACCTGTCCGTAGATGCGCAGGACGCCGAGGGCGTGCTGACCTCGGACCGGATCACCGAGACCGACATTCTCGACGGCCGCTGGGACAACGCCGAGGTCGAGGTCTGGCGCGTGAACTGGGCGGACACGGGTCAGCGCGTGCTGATGCGCCGGGGCGCCATAGGTCAGATCCGGCGTGGACGTCTGGCCTTCGCGGCCGAGGTGCGCTCGCTTGCCCACGTGCTGGGCCAGACGGTCGGGCGGACCTTCCAGGCGACCTGCGATGCCGCGCTCGGGGATGCGCGCTGCGGGGTCGATCTCGAGGATCCGGCCTTCAAGGGGACGGGCACGGTGATCGATCTCCTGCGCGACCGGGCCTTCACCGCCTCCGGTCTCGGCGGCTTTGAGGCCGGCTGGTTCACCTTCGGAACTGTCGAATGGACCAGCGGCGCGAACGCCGGGCGTCGGGCTGAGGTGCTGGGCCACGACGCAACGGACGGCATCGCGGTGCTGACCCTGCTGGAAGCACCGGTGCGCGCCATTGCCGAGGGTGACGCTTTCACCATCCGCGCGGGTTGCGACAAGCGGATCGAGACCTGCGGGGCGAAGCTCGCCAACACCGCCAACTTCCGCGGCTTCCCGCACATCCCTGGCCAGGACACGATCCTGCGCTACGCGACGAAGGACGGCGGCCACGAGGGGTCCGTGCTGTGACGCAACCTCTCGCATCAGCCGCCCCCGCGCGCGTCATCGCCATTTCGCGCTCCTGGCTCGGTACGCCGTACCACGACCAGGCCAGCCTCCGTGGCGTCGGCTGCGACTGCCTCGGCCTCGCCCGGGGCGTATGGCGCGAGGTCGTCGGCCCCGAGCCTTTCCCGATACCGCCCTACAGCCGCGACTGGGGCGAGACCGGCCCGCGGGAGGTGCTGGCCGAGGGCGCGCGCGCCATGATGATCGAGGTGCCTCCCGCCGACGCTGGGCCCGGCGCGCTGGTGCTCTTCCGGATGATGCCGCGCGCCATTGCCAAGCATGTCGGCATCCGGACCGGGCCGGACAGCTTCCTCCATGCCTATGAGCGGCTCGGCGTGATCGAGGAATCGCTCACTCCATCGTGGCGGCGGCGCATCGCCTTCGCCTTCCTGTTTCCTGACGAGGTCTGATCCGTGGCAACGCTCGTTCTCGGTGCCGCTGGCGCCGCCATTGGCGGCAGCATCGGCGGCGCGATCCTCGGCGTGAGCGCCGCGACCATCGGCGGCTTCGTGGGCTCGACCATAGGCTCGGTCGTCGACAGCTGGATCGTGTCCTCGCTCGCGCCGACGCAGCGGATCGAGGGGCCGCGCCTCGATAGCCTTCGGATCACGTCCTCGACGGAAGGCGCCGTCATCCCGCGCGTCTATGGCCGCATGCGCATGGGCGGCAACGTGATCTGGGCGACGGATTTCCGCGAGGAGACCAAGACCTCCACGCAGGGCGGCGGCAAGGGCGGCGGGGGTGGCGGCAAGGTCAAGACGACCGAGTATCTCTACTACGCGAGCTTCGCGGTCGCGCTCTGCGAGGGTCCGATCACCGGCATCGGCCGCATCTGGGCGGACGGCAAGCTGCTCGACACCGCCGGGATAACCTGGCGCTGGTATCCTGGTGACGACGCCCAGACCGCGGACTCCTTCATCGCGGCGAAGATGGGCGCGGTGAACACCCCAGCCTATCGCGGCACGGCCTATGTGGTTTTCGAGGATCTGCCGCTCGGCAACTACGGCAACCGCCTGCCGCAGCTCTCCTTCGAGGTGTTCCGCCCTTTAGCCGATCCCGACACCGCCGAAGGGCTGACGCAGGCGGTCACGATGATCCCGGCCTCGGGCGAGTTCACCTACGCGACGACCGGCATCCGGAAGGGCAGCGGCGGGGCGCAGACTCCTGAGAACCTGAACGCGCTCTCGGACACCGCGGACATGGTCGTGGCGCTGGATCGCCTGCAGGCCATGGCGCCGAAGGTGGAGAGCGTCAGCCTCGTGGTCGCCTGGTTCGGGAACGATCTGCGCGCGGGCGACTGCACCATCCGCCCCGGCGTCGAGGTTCTCGAAAAGACCACGAGCCTGCAGACATGGAGCGTGAACGGCGTGAGCCGGTCCGCAGCCCACCTCGTTAGCCGCGACGACCAGGATCGTCCGGTCTATGGCGGCACGCCGGCTGATTTCGCGGTGGTGCAGGCGATCAGAGAGATGAAGGCCCGCGGGCTGCGCGTGACCTTCTATCCGTTCATCCTGATGGACGTGCCGCCCGGCAACAGCCTGCCGAACCCCTATTCCGACAACGCCGCCGAGACAGGTCAGCCCGCGTTTCCTTGGCGGGGCCGGATCACCTGTTCGCCGGCCGCGGGCTATGCCGGCAGCGTGGACAAGACCGCCACGGCGGCAAGCCAGGTCTCGGCCTTCTTCGGCAGCGCCAGCTCATCAGACTTCGCAGTCTCGGGCGAGAACGTCTCCTGGACCGGCTCTGCGGGCGACTGGGGTCTCCGGCGCATGGTGCTGCACTATGCCCATCTCTGCGCGGCCGCCGGCGGGGTCGACGCCTTTCTGATCGGGACGGAGATGCGCGGGCTGACCACGATCCGGTCGGGGGCGGCCACCTATCCGGCGGTACAGGCCTTTCGCGACCTCGCGGCCGACGTGCGCTCTATTCTCGGGGCGGGCACGGCGATCAGCTATGCTGCCGACTGGTCGGAATACTTCGGTCACCAGCCAGGCGACGGCTCGGGCGACGTGTTCTTTCATCTTGACCCGCTCTGGGCCGATCCGGAGATCGATTTCGTCGCCATCGACAATTACATGCCGCTCTCCGACTGGCGGGACGGCTTCGAGCATGCCGATGCGCAGGAGGGCTGGCCTGCGATCTACGACCGGGCTTACCTGCAGGGGAACATCGCGGGCGGCGAAGGCTTCGACTGGTTCTATGCCAGCGCGGCAGACAGGTCGGCTCAGGTGCGAACCGCGATCACGGACGGCGCGGCGGCCAAGCCGTGGGTCTTCCGTTTCAAGGATCTCCGCGCCTGGTGGTCGAGTGCGCATTACGACCGCCCCGCCGGGGTGGAGAGCGGGACGCCGACCGCGTGGGCGCCGCAATCCAAGCCGATCTGGTTCACCGAGTTGGGCTGTCCCGCCATCGACCGGGGCACGAACCAGCCGAACGTCTTCTTCGACCCGAAGTCCTCCGAAAGCTTCGTGCCCTACTTCTCCCGCGGCTGGCGGGACGACGCGATCCAGCGCGCCTATCTCGAGGCGACCTATCTCTGGTGGGGCGAACGCGCTGGCCATCGAGAGCGCGCCCGGCGTCTGGGAGATCGTGCAGGCGGGCGCGGCAGAACTTCTGGCGCCGGGCCGCTATCGTCTGACGCGCCTCCTGCGGGGCCAGCGCGGCACCGAGAACGCGATGGGCAATCCGGCGCCCACCGGCGCGCTGGTCGTGGTGCTCGACGACAGCCTCGCATCGCTGCTGATCGCCGAAGCCGATCTCGGCATCCCCTGGAACTGGCGCATCGGTCCCGCGAGCCGCCCTGTCAGCGACGAGACCTATGTCGCGCAGATCTTCACGCCCGCGGGCGTTGGGCTGCGACCCTTCTCCGTCGCTCATGTCGAGCAGCCGTGGCGCAAGCCGCGTGCGCCCGGCGATCTGACGATACGCTGGACCCGCCGGTCCCGTGCGCTCGCCGCCGACAGCTGGGGCGCTGTCGAAGTGCCGATGGCGGAGGAACTGGAAGCCTACGAGGTCGAAATCCTCGACGGTGCAACGGTAAAGCGGCTGCTGAGCACCGCCACCGCCGGCGCCGTCTACACCGCCGCCCAGCAGACCGCCGACTGGGGCGCGCCGCTCGGGCCCGGCGACACGCTCGACGTCCGCATCTACCAGCTCTCCGCCCTCGTGGGACGGGGCGCGCCGAAAACCGTCACGCTGACCCTCTGAAGGCCAACCCATGTCCGACGCCACCACCCATCTCCTGCTGCCCTACATCCTGGCGGCGCAGGCCCAGAAGCACGTCACCCACAACGAGGCGCTGAGGATCCTCGACGGGCTCGTCCAGCTCTCCGTCCTCGACCGGGATCTGACGGCACC